CTTGGTCAATGGTGCCGTCCAAGGCCATGACCAAAGCGTCATTGCCAAGCGTTGTTGCGCTGATCTTGGCGCTAAACATCATGCCTTCTTCGGTGTCCACGCGCTCAGTAACAACGCCAACTGGCTGGCTGGCATCGTGGTACATAAACAGGCGCGGCGCTTTGCCTTCAACTGGCAATGAGCCTGGCTTAAAGATCACAGCTGTGCCATCCGAAACTGTTGCCGGCACGTTGTACGGAACTGCGGTTCCAGAAATTGTGCGCTTTGGTGCTTCGCCGATTGCGGCGTCAACCGTAAACTCTCCTGCAATTAACTTAATCATCGTGCTAACTCCTCTTGAGTGTTTTCTCTTACAACTACTTCTTCATTGTCCATGCGATCGGCCATAAAGTTTTCTTCTAGGTATTCATCGGCGTCAAACTCAACGTATGTTCCGCGCGGTAGCACATTGTCCATTGACAAAGCACCAGCAATTGCGTCGGCATACAATTTCACGCCAAACAAATAAAGATCGGCGCGCGCTTGCTGTGATGACTGGTATGAGTAAGCGCCAGTAGCAACGCCCACCAAATACGGTGGCACGTTTGCAAGACGCGACATTTCCAACGCCTGATATTGCGACGCCTCAATCAAAAGCATCTTGTCAGGTGTGCTGTTTGTTTCCGTGTATGTCAAATACTCGTTAAGCGCTGCAGTCTGGTTAGTCGCTCGAGCGGCGTTAAACGCGCTAGCCAAATCAGCAAGTTCTTGCGCGCTAAGTGGTTCGCCACCAGTTTGCTTGAGTACGCCGGCAGGGATGCTTGACGATGCGTTGCGGTTGCGCGCTGCTTCAAGTTTGAGCGCGGTTTCAATTGCGCCTGGTGCTGAATAGATCAGGCCTTGTGCTGGAGACAAGAATTGCACAAGGTTTGCTGGGTCAATTTCTCCGCCTTGGAAATACACCTGAGACGATGGAGCAAACCACACAGGGCCAGCCATGTCGGTAGTAGTGATTGAGCCTGCTGGCAGTCGAGTAAACGTGGCAGGGTATCCGTCGGCGGTGCGTGATGTGATGTACCAAAACGCGCGCCCAAACATCATGAGGTCATCAAGAGTCCAGCTCATAAGGAACTGGAACGAAACTGTTGGGTCTGGTCGGCGCAACCATGAACGTGGAGCGATGTAAATCTTCTCCATTTCTTCGCCGTTCCAAAACTCGTTGTATGAGCGAAGATTCATTGATCCGATTACCGACGCCATAAGATCGCGCGCACGGTTGATTGTTGGGACGCTGATCGCCGCGTTACGCGCTTCGCCTTCGCGGTAGGTGTAGTACTGGCCGATCATGTTCACGCCAACATTGGACGATGAGTAACCAGGTGCAAAACCACCAGCCGCAGCTGCCTTGCTAGGCGCTGGGCTTATTGCTGCTTTTTTGGTTTTGTTAAAAATCGCCATGTTCCTACTTTGTCACACAAGTGGCAACCGCGCATGACTTATCCGATTCCGACAAAAGGCAAGGTGCGCGGTCGCCGCGATCATCTTAGTTATTTACCGCGACAAGCATGGGCTTTCCGCTGTTAACTGGACGGGCACACATTCCGATTCCCCAGACCATTGTTCTGGCCAACTCAATCGGCCCAGGTGATCGCTTGCTTGACAGCACGATCGTGTTGTCGGTGCGAACAGCAACGGCGCGCTGGACATGTTCGGCAAGCAGTTTTTCTCCTGTGTGCAGTAAGCGTGCTTCGGCGATCATGTTCTTGGCAAGCGGTGTAAAGCGTCCAAGTTCGGCGTAGCCAACGACGACTCGGCGGCGCTCGATGTTTGGTGGGCAAGTTGCGTCCACGGTCGGCGACAACGCAAACCTAATTGTCGGGTCTTTGGCTAGTTCTTGCACGTTGTTCCACAACTCTGTGATTGACTCGGCAATGAACGCGACGGTGACGAGCACCCGACCGTCTGACAGGTTGACGCATCTGGTCGCGCTGTACCTAGAGTCGTCCAGCGAAGACTCGATCGCCACGACCCCGCCGCCAGGTATGTCACCTGTGTATTCTAAGGACGGCCAACGCCCAGGCTCAATCCATCCGCGCACAACACTCACCCAAAGGTTTAGGGATGCGCGCAGGAACGACGCACGATCAGGGTTAGTTGACTCTTGCCTAATGGTGTCCATGTCCAACGTGTAACCGAGCGCAGGATTACCCCAAGCCCATGACGCAGGATGCAGCGGGTCAAGGCTCGGGTCGGGCGACCACTCGGCCATATACATCGTGGACGGTTCGCCTTTGTCAATTGCTCGAATACCTGCCTCACGCCAACGCTGAAACAACACAGATTCCTCGGTGCCAGCAGTTGAGAAAAAGCATGCCAACGGATTTTTGCGTGCGCGCTGTGCCGGCAAGAGCCCCCCTTCCACGGAATCGGGGTTGACATCGAACAGCTCATCTACGCACACGAGGTCAATTGACATACCGTGACCTTGGTTTGGCTTTAATGCTTTGACCCACCATTTGCTGCCGTCTGGCATGGTGGCCTGATAACGCCCGTATGACTTGACGATCTTGGCGCCGTAATACTCCTCAAGGATCGGTGCTAGATCATCAAACAACAAACACGCAAGGTCAAGTCTGTGCGCGCCAGATACCACGGTCTGTTTCTGTCCACGTATCTTTGGCATTTCAACTAACCAAAATAGAATTAAAGATTGCAAAATAGTTGTCTTGCCATTTTGACGGGCGACCGAGACAAGGCTCGAGCGATGCACAAACTTGTTATCAGCGTCAACCGCAAGCATTCCCTCAAGAGCATGTATTTGCCACGGCATCAAAGTGACGCCAAGTACCTTCTGGGCCATGTCCCCCACAAGTCCAGCTAGTGAGCCGGCATGGTCAGGGATGATCGTTTCCAGTCTTGGTAGATCGTGGCCAGTTACCGCCAGTTCAGGCTGATCAGGGCTGGTGGCGACAAAATGATGGATGGGGCTCGGGGGCATCTCGGTGCTGTATAAAAAATCGTTTATTGCTTTTTCTCTTGAGTGTTTTGCGTTGGCTAGTTTTTTGTTTCGGTATGTTGCTCCGCGCGCAGAGTTGCATGGCTTGCATGCTGCGACGTATCCGTCTTCTATTGTTCCGCCTTTGTCTGATTCAACTAGGTGGTCTAGTTCTGTTGCTGTGTTTCGTTTGCACCAATGGCATAGCGGTGAGTCGCGCAGTAGTTCTGCTCGTGCTTGCTTGTAGATCGTGGTGTCGTGTTCTGTGAGTTTGCGTGTCATCGTTGTGCCTTGTCGGGGGGGGGATGTTTGTTTGTATGTTATGCGAACTAATTAGACATACAGGGATGAATGCTCCACCCACGGGGTTGCCCTAACCCGTACCCTTTGCACTCATCAGCTGATTATGTTTACAGCTCGCCTCGATGCTTTGCCTAACTCATTTCGTCTTGCATGATTTAGGGCGCACCGATCTACCCAGGTTTCCCTGTTTACTGCCCACCTCATGCGACCGAGGCACACACCTGCTACTAGCCAATTGTCAAACGTTTAGTTACCGCAACCGCATTTCTTTGCGTACGTGTATTCATGATCTTTAAACGTTTGAGTGTAGTTCCATTGCATGACCTGCCATGAGCCATGCTGATTTAACACAACGTCTTGCCCTGTGTCCCAACCTGTAGCACCGCAACGATCGCAATCAATCACCGCTTTAAAGCTTGTGTTTAAACCAGCAACCATTTTCCTGAACTCTGGCAATGATGGGAACTTGCCGTGTGCTTCCACCAATGGCAAAGCGGCTAATGCTTTTTCGTATTTGGTTTTAGTTAAGAACTCATCGTCTTTCCATGCGTCAATTACAGCGTTAAACGATATTTGTTGCGATGGGAATGTGCCACGTATTTTGTGCACAAGTTTTTCTATGCCTTCACCGTTCATGTTTGCTCCTATGCTCTCGGATTGCTAAGGGTGTAGAGAATGTACTCCATATCGCTGGGCTTCCATACCGCTGCATGACATCCAGCCATCTCACACGCGTTCAACCAAATCTTTTGTCCCGGCGTCAACTTGCCCTTCTCGGCTTTTAACTCAATGACCAACGGCCGACCGCCTTGGAATGGGTGCACCATGAACAGATCAGGGAAGCCTGCATCGCCTTGCACGTTTGTCATCCAGCGTCCTCGACTGTTCTGTGCCGGCAGATCGTGATGCACAAGCCAGCCGTAACGCTTGGCAACGCTAATCACCATGTCCTTAAAATCGGCTTCGCTGATCTTGGCGTCTAACTTCACTACAGCGATGCCGTCCAAATCTTGTCCGCAAGGTGATTGATAGCCCACCTAATCTTTTGCTCGGTTTCATTCTGGTCTTTTGTGATTTGTGGGTACAAAGCTTGTAGCCGTTCCACCGCACTAATCAATTCTTCCAATGTCATTTCTTGCTCCTTTTGCGTCCAGCGACCCTGCGAGGGTCATCAAACATTGTTACGAATAATGTCAGCATTAGGCCAAGCAGAATGCCTACGACGTTTGCCCACAGAAACCACATCATTTAAGACGCTCAATAATTTTGGATGCTTCATGCGATTTAAGCAGCTCCAACACGGCGCTGTCATCGTCAAGATTAAGTTGAATCATCTCTAGCAACGCCAAGTCATCCATGCCTTTGTCTTTGGCTAGTTTCTTGATGTAACCAATTTGCTTAGGTGTCGCAAATGCACCAGAGGGTGTGTGCACTTGCGGTTGTGGTGATGTGGTAAGGCGCTCGACCTTTTGCATCTCATTGCGTGACGGCCTAGGGCCACTAGCAGGCGCTTGGAGTGGGCAATTGGCAATAGCGCGACCAATGGAGCTGGTTTCACAGTTCTCTACAAATGAGGTTGCATTGACGCCGCGGTCGCTTTTGATTTCTTCTGCGTAGCCCGTAGCGACTGGCACCTTGTCGTCCTTGTCGGCGTACAGTTCGCAGTAGAACACGCAAGCGTCGCCTGTGTAATTCATCATGCACGTGTACACGCGCCCGTTTGGGTATGCAGCCCACCAGCGGACGAGGCGTTGCTCAACTGTCTCGTAGTTGCTTAGGTCAAAGCCCATTAGATGCCAGCCCACACGCTTAAACGCTGTGCATGGTCATGCGCGCCACCGCGGTTTGCGTAAGCCAGTTCGCCTGTGTTGCGGATAATGCCACGTCGAGCGGCAGCGTTTAACCGTCCAGCAATGCCCTTGGTGACAGGAAACTGATCGCCCAGGTGCTTCCAAATGTCGTCAGATGTGAAGAAGCCTTTAGTTCGCGCAACGTGCACAATGGCAGCGTCAACTTGGTTTTGTTGTGGTCGTGTCCAGCGCGCATCGGCAGATGATTGTGACGCCAACATCCCTTGGATGAATGGCGCTTGTTTTCTTGCCGGCACACGGCCGTCACATACGAAATGTGTTTTGCCTTGAATGTCGGGGTAGGCGATGGTTTCTTTGCATATCGTGCAGGTTTTCATTGTCGGAATCTCCTTGTCGGTTAGGAATGTGCTTGTAATGCTTTGATTGCTAAGTCAAGTGTAGTCACATCGTGCAATGGCATCGGTTCTTCCAATGACAACGAGTTCTTCATGCCTTTAAGACGCTGAATAATGCTCGCGTGCGGATTAGTGCTTATGTCTGCAATTTCATTAATCAAATTAAAGATTGCCATGTCGTGTTTAGTTGTCATCATTTGCTCCAATACCATTCGTCGGGTTTCTTCTGATAATTCGCCTTGATTCCATGCCACACCTTCACTCATTTTGTTGCACTCCATGGCCCCCAACCGTAACCGTGACGCTCTACGCCGTAATTATAAATTGCTAACGCTGCGCGCAAATTAACATCAGCCTGTAACAAGTTTTCTGCCTCGGTAATAATGCCAGCATCAGTAAGCCATGGTGTCCAGAATCCGTTGATCTGCATTAGTCCGCGCGACCCGCCGTTTGGGTCTTTGCTGTTGTATGCGTTTGGTGTGCAATTTGATTCGCGCCACATCACAGATTCGAGTACGGTGCGTTGATCTGCAGGCCAGCCAAGGTTGACCGCAAGCGCGCTGAACTGCTCACAAGCGGAGCTGTACGGGTCAATGTAGATCGTTGAGCTGGTAGTTGTGGTCGGCTCAATTAGGTATGGCGTGACGTCAAACGGTGCCAGGGCAATAGTCCCAGACGGGCTACCAGACGCGTCAGGAGCGCCTGTGAGCGCCGTAACCCCAAAGACCGTACAAAGCACTAGCCCAATGATTTTCTCTGCAAAATAGTTCATCGTTTCTCCAAAGGTATGGGCATGCCCCATGATGAGGATGCCATTCTGAATGCGATTTGTCCCATGAGGAACTTTCCCGAGTCGGGGTTGGTGAAGATTTGCACCAAGATTTCTTGACCGTTGTCCATCACTCCCGTATAGACGCTGTAGTCGAATATCTGGATGTCAGTCATTGCCTGTCCTTTTGTCGGTTCTCCGACCTTAGAACATAGATCAAGCCTTAGGTGGGATTTCCCCGAACACCTTTAAGAATGCGGCTTTAACCCAAATCACCGAGTCTGCAGCCTGTGGAGTTATCTCAATGTGGAACCAGTCGCCACCAGGTGCGCCATGAATAGTTGGTTTTGTGTACTTCTGCCATGAGTACCGATCGCAACGCCATGCTCGACCCTGTGGCTCTGGGAAGTAATCCAAAATACATTGCAAACCAAGATCGTTGGCGTTGGCAACCAATTTGTCAATAAAGATCAGCGCTTCTTTGCGTCCTGCTTTTGGGTTCTTTTCGCTTTTGCGATACGACAAATCAACAGCTCTGCCAGTTGCGTGCACCGACAAAGACCCAGGCTTACCGCGCATGTCACGTTGACCCCAAGACCCGTTATTCCAAAGCGCGCCATTTGATGCAGCGATCGCTTGTTTAATCCATTCGTTCATGCCGGCACGAGGCGCTGGTGACGCACCATCCGCGTTGCCGATGTAGTCGCGTGCGTTTGGCACGCCAGCCTTAGCTTTGGCTACTGCCACGACCAAACTTCATGTCTTTAGGATTGAAGTAGCGCAATGCTGTTGGGCAGACCGCGCCGATTGCAGCTGCTAATAGTGCTGATGGGTCGGTGTTGCCTGTTACTGCTAGCGCAACGACGGCGGCGAGCATTGAGCGACCGTATGAGGCGAGTAGGGCTTTGTCTTTAGGCTTCAACATC